TGTCTGAGGTCCACTTCAAGCAGCCGGGTGTTCTTCTGACCCACGTTACGGGTCGTAGCCTTGTCAACAATTCCACTCAGCCGGACTTCGTTAGTGTCCATGATCTTCTGGTCTCCACGATTTGTCTATGAAACAGGGTGTGCGTTCTCCAACGTAGGCTCCCAGGACATTGAACTCCATGAAATCGACAGCCTGACCATGGTCCATGCCATCTCGGTCTTTCAGGATCTCGACACATTGTTCGTAGTCGTAGGCAACGACCGGGGGCAGGCCGAAGCGATACGAGATGCCCGTGATCGCCTCGATGAACCCGTCAGCAGTCAGCATAGTCTCGGGAGCAAGTAGCCTCTCAACACGCTTTTTGAGTTTGTAGTTCTCCTCCTTGATTTCACGAAGTTCTGTTTCCAGTTCGTCAGCTCTGCGGATGGCGTCACCTTCACTCACAGAAGGTTACTCCAGTATTCGTGTCAGCCGTTCTGACAGAGCGGTCCTCGTCCCCACCATTGAGCCTCTTTATAAACTCGTCAACCGACTCTCGGCTGGTGAAGAAGCGGTGTCCGATCTGGATAACATCCAGGGTGACCCGCTCTCCCGTAGCGTGGGAAACGCAGCCCTTCATGTACCAGTTCCTGACCGTCCCGTAGCTGACGTGCGGCAGGATTTTGGAAACAGCAGAAACTGGAATAAGTTTGTCGTCTGTGATTTTGAGCGTCATTGTCATTTTCTCCAAGACTTTCAAAATTTACAAAAAACGCAAACCGATGTCAAGCGACAAAATTGTCAATTGCAAAAGAAAACCGGGCCGTGTACAACTTTGGTGTCAACCAGCATGAGAGGTGACTGATGTCAACTGGCTACTCCGAGCAACCAGGCGTCCCCCAGCAGCCCACTCCAGAGCAGGCACCGACACCCGAGCCGACATTTGAGCAGGGGTTGGAGGAGATCAACCAGCAGTACAACGCACCCCCAGCGGCCACTGAGTCGTCAGCGAGGCAGGCGTTCGCGGAACGGGGTTACGACGTTAGCCAGTTCGAGGACGACGCGACGTTCGTGCAGGCTTTGGAGCAGGGTCTAGCGACCATCCCCCAGATGCAGGGGCAGATGAGCGAGATGCAGAACGCCTGGCTGGCCCAGCAGCAGCAGGATCGTTCGGCCCAGTACGATGAACCGTACTATCCTCCGACACCGGAATCAGCTCCTGCCAGCTCGTGGAACCCTCCGGAGTACGACCAGGACTGGGACGCTCTGGTGAAGCTGGATCCGGATAGTGGGCAGTTCGTTCCGCGTTATCAGCACGTCAATCCGATTGTCGCTCAGAAGGCGAACGAGTATCGGGAATACCTCCGCAAGGAGGGACAGAGGTTCTGGGAGAACCCGCATGACTTCATGTGGGAGGGACTCAATGATCGTGTCGAAAACATGGTCGAGAGCCGGGTCAGGGACGCAGTAGACGGGATTAGGGAAAGGTCAACTGCACGAGATTTCCTCGACGAGAACAAGTCGATTTTCTTTCAGTTGGACAACCAGGGAAACCGGCTGGTTGACGATTCTGGAGGAGAGATGCTGACTCCTGCCGGTCACAAGATGCAGGAGTACGCAAGGCGTCTCAGGTCGTCCGGAGTAACTGACGCGAAAGAGATCAGGGACCTTGCGTCAGGACTGTTGCAGAGGGATATGCTTGAGACAGGAATGGGGTACGCTAACCAGCAGTACCAGCAACAATCTCTTGCGCAACAGCAATATCAACAACAGGCCCAGCCAGAGTACCAAGAACCGGGGTTGACAGAGCCGGAACAAAACCAGACATTCCTAGAGCGTGGATTGCAGGGTGCTTATCACCAACCCAACCAGTCGGGCACAATCGACAGTTCAGAGCGGAGTGGCATCCCGCAAAATGGCGATTCGTCATTCCTTCAGCTCGCTGAATTAGAAATGCGAGAACGAGGGTTGCTTCCGCAAAACGGCTGATAGGAGACTGACAGATGGCAGAGTGGATTGGGATTATTCATAGCACGGCTCCGAAGTATCTCTCGGGAGCTGCTGACAACACGATACGGAACAGGCTCATCCTGACGATGGTCCGCCAGAAGGGCCGGATCACGTTCAACGAGTCATCCCACGAGTGCAACTGGGATGTCGAATACGCAGAGCAGCCCGTCAGCGCCTACGGCGACGGCGGAACTATTGACTTCTCCCGGCACGATCTTCTGCGTCAGCTCAAGATCGACTGGCGTGGCTACAAAGCCACGGACATGATGACGGAGAAAGAGCGTTTGGAGAACAAGGGCGACATCGCCATTGTCAAACGCTACGACCGGATCATGCCGACGCTGACCAAGTCTCTCCGCAACAAGTTCTGCGGAGAGTTTTTCATTGACGGTTACGCGACCGGCAACGAGAACCGTCTGCACGGACTGGAGAGTTTCTTCGGAACGGGCACGACTGTCGCCGCCGACCGTATCGCACAGCCGAGTGATACCTACGGTGGCAAGTCCACGGCGTTGGCCAACGAGGGTGGCTCGTGGAGTACCGACCTGACAACCAGTCCGAACGCCAATGCTGCGACGGACTGGCCGGACGGCAACGGCGACCCGGAGTATGACTACATCTCTCCGAAGATCATCAACTACAGCAGCTCAGGTTGGGGAACGTCCTCGACATCCTGGGACAACAACTGCGAGCGGGTTCTCCGGCAGTCAACGATCTGGCTGACTCAGACTTCCGGCAAGGACGGGCGGCCTGATATCTATCTTCTGGCCGGTAACTTGTTCTACGGATACAAGAACAAGATCGAATCCCTCCGGCGGATCATGGTTCCGCACAAGGGTGCTCAGGACCTAGGATTCGACGACGTGTTGAATCAGGACGGAGTGATGATCGACACCGACTTCGACGTTCCCGCCGATGTTGGATACGGCCTGAACGTGGATCAGATGGAGCTAGGCAGCCTCGACAGTGTGCTGTTCTCCTCCCGTGGCCCCGAGTACGACATCAAGACGGACGCCTGGTTGTTCCTCGTAGGGTTCTTCGGCAACGTGCGTTACAATCCCAAGCACTTCGCGAAGCTGGCAGCAATTGCCTAGCAAAGAGACGTTACGCACTTGGACACAATAAAATAGAGAGCCTCACGGAGGATACGAGATGCCAGACCGAGCAGTAGCACCTTTCGCCAGAGGGCGGACGTTCTTTCACGGGAAGACGGTTGATTCGTCAGACTTGCCAGGGACCTCAATTCTCGGACAGGTTCACGTCTTTCAGGACACGGACCCGTCAGACGAAACCAAGCACCGTAGCAACGGTGACGTGGTCGCTATCGCCGTTCGGAACGTCAGCGGGGTTGCCCTGCTGCCTAAGACAATTGTCCAGTTCAAGACTGATGCAATTGGCAAGGAAGTGGACGGAAATGCAAATTCGTACAGTCAGAAAGTTGCGGGCGTGGTAGACGACCACCTCCCCGCCGCTGGCTGCCTTGATGACGACATTTGCTGGATCATTGTCAAGGGTCCGTGCCTGGTCAAGTCGTCGTATACCACCCTGGGTTTGGCCGCCGCGATCAATGATCCCGTTCATGCCAAGACAGCCGCCGCCAGCACAGCCGGGGCGACTGAGAGTGGTAGGTTTGACAGAAATGCCGCAGCGGCAGCGACAGGTGCTAGTGCATTGCTAGTCAGCCAGAATGCCATTGGCACGGCTATCACGGCACGAACAGCCGGTGATACTAACACAGACACGCTGATTGACCTGTCAATCAGATAGAGACTGCCGGCACCGAGACGGTAGCCGCTGTTCGGTGCCACGACCGAGCAGCGGCTATTCGTTTGTAGAGAGCATGGCGGTAGTGGTGGCATGGGAGGCTTGAGTTTCAGTTTGGCGCACAACAAGAGAGACAACAATGCCGATGAAGCATGACGTACTGATATGCACATTTAGTTACGGTGGCAACGGGGGGATGAAGTCTGAACATCCTGACGTGCGTGACTGGCTCCTGAGATCCATTCCGGAGATGAAAGCGGACTCTCGGATTGGCAGGGTTAACCTGGTGGACATGGCGGACACGCCGATCACCATGACCCGCAACCGCGCAGTTCGTTTAGCCAGAGAGGAAAACTACGACCTGCTGTTGATGCTTGACAGCGATATGGCTCCCGACCTTCTCCTTGGGCAGGACCTGGAAGCCAAGCCGTTCTGGTCATCGTCCCTGGACTACATGATCGAATATGGTAAGCCTCTTGTTGTCGCGGCTCCCTACTGTGGCCCACCTCCGGAAGAAAATATTTATGTGTTCCGTTGGAGAGGAATGGAGTCGGATACTCCGGATGAGGTTGATATGAAGCTGGGTCAATTCACACGGGAGGAGGCTTTCGAGAGAGGTGGTATTGAACACGTTGCCGCCCTTCCGACAGGTCTTATTCTCTGTGACGTGTCGGTGTTTGACCTGACTGAGCCAAAAGAAAAGGGCGACAACCCGTGGTTTTACTATGAGTACGAGGACGTCTACGAGTCACAGAAGTGCTCAACCGAGGATGTGACTGCGACCAGAGACCTAAGCCTCAAGGGAGAGTGTGAATGGGGATACAACCCGGTGTGTGTGAACTGGGACGCCTGGGCAGGACACTGGAAGCCCAAGGTTGTAGGAAAACCCCAGCTTGTGACCCCGTCCATGGTCAGTGACAGGCTGTTGAAAATAGCGCCGACGAGACTTCCGGAAAACGAAAAGCGGAAACACGTCGATTTCACATCAGGGCTGGACAGGTCCTGGGATGTCCCGCAGCGTCCATTCAAGGTTCCTAGATAGGGGTGGTGACATGGTAGGGGTACGAACCAAGCCATGCAGCTTCTGTGGAAAGACCAAGAAGCTCTCTGATTTCTACGCTCACAAAGGTAAGAAAACCAACGGGCAGTCAAGCTGGTGCAAGTCGTGCCAGGAGTCTGACCGGAAGAAGAAAACTGCCGACGAACGCAAGAAGGGTCGGCAGGATATGTTCAAGGAGCTGGTTGCAGACATCCGTGGTGACAGGATCGAGGTGCCGCACCCGACAGAAGTCGCCGCAGAGATGTACGAGCAGTTCGGCGGACTCAAGGCTTTCTGTGCCGAGTGGATGCGTCACATCAACGATGCCGCCACCGACAGGCCGGGCAGCAAGCTGGTCCTGGACGCCTTCTACGCGGTCGGAATCCGGCTAACTTCCCTGTCAGCCGACCATCGCCAGAGCGCCCCCGACTTGGCGTCACTGACTGACGATGAGCTTGAGGAGGAGATAGGCAAAATGGTCGCCGGTCTTCTCGACAACCGTCCCGAGCTTATCAACGAGTTGGCCAACAAGCATGGGCTGAAAATACATGACCCGGCTGAATCGGAAATGGAGACTGCGTGACAACTAAAGAGGCGATGGAACGCATCGGAAAGGCTGCGGCTGAGAAGCATCGTCGCAGGTCGGAGGCGTTGCGTATCTATAGGCCTCTGAAGAGCCAGATTCCGTTCCATCTGTCGATGGCCAGTGAGCGCATAGTCCGGGGCGGAAACCGATCAGGAAAGTCGATGTCGGCGTTTGCTGAAACAGCGTCCGCAGCCACGGGTATGCCGATATACACAGACGACGGGCCAATGCCCTTCAAGTACCCCAGGGACAGGGGTTTGCTCATCTGGGTGGTGGGGTACGATCAACGTCATATCGGCGGAACTATCCACAGAATGCTGTTCCGACCGGGTGCATTCCGGATCATCAAGGATGAGATCACGACGGAGTGGCGACCGTTCTGTCCATGGAACGAATATGACGCTGCCCACGAGGAAAAGTCCAAGGAAGCTCCGCCACTCATCCCCCCGCGTCTGATCGAGCCAAAGGGGTGGGCTTGGGAGAACAAAGGAGAGCGTGTATTCACTGTTTGCAGGCTTCTGAATGGCACGGAAATACACGCCTTCAGTTCTCATGGTGAGCCTAAGCAGGGCGATCCGGTTGACCTCATTCACATCGACGAGGACATCGAATATCCCCGTCACATCCCTGAGTACCAGGCACGGTTGTCTGACCGCAAAGGGCGAATGATCTGGTCGGTGTGGCCTCACTCCAAGAACGATGCCCTTATCGAGATGAGTGAGCGGGCCTCGGAACAGAAGAAGCGGAAGGACCCCGACGTCTTCGAGGTCACGCTCAGATACAGTGACAACCCCTTCATTGACAAGAACGAGAAGCGGAAGCGTATTGAGGCGTGGTCGAAGCGAAGCCCGGAAGAAGTTCGGTCCAGAGACCTCGGTGAATTCATCACGGACACAGTTCTGGTGTACCCGAGTTTCTCAGAGGAACTTCACGGGACCCCAAAGAAAACGGTCGAGCTTGAGGACAAGGTTGACGAGGCAATCAGGAAGAACAACGGGGTTCCCCCGGACGACTGGTGTCGGTATCTCGCTCTCGACCCTGGCCATGTCGTCTGTGCCATCCTGTTTGTTGCCGTTCCCCCGCCATCCCTGGGGGATTATGTCGTCCTGTACGACGAGCTGTATCTTCGACGGTGTGATGCGGCTGAAACAGCGAGGATGGTTGCTGCCAAGGTGGGCGGGAAAACCTTTCAGACGTTCATCATCGACAACCGCGCCGGTCGCCAGACCCCGATGGGATTCAACAGGACGGTCAAGCAGCAGTATGCTGACGCATTCGGTCGCTACAACGTCCGAAGCGAGATGACATCGAACAATTTTGTTCCAGGCAGTGACAACATCCAGGCTGGCATAGGCCTTGTGAGGGAGTGGATGTCTGTCAGGACGGACGGAACGATCAAGATGAAGGTCATCATCAACAGAACGCCCAACTTGAAGCGGGAATTCTACAGATACCACAAGCGTGTGGTGGGTTCAGAGGCAAAAGAGGAACCTGTTGACCGCAACAATCACCTGATGGACTGTTTGAGATACCTCGCAGCCCACAATATCGAGTATGCTAGGCCAACACCGGGAAAGGCACACCCGTCACCGGCCTGGAAAGCGTTTCAGAAGTGGCAGGAAGCCGAAAACGGCGAAGAAGAAAACGAGTTCGTTCACATGGGACCCGGTAGGGGCTAGACAACAGGGAGACACGGCATGGATTTGGAAGTGGGCACGAATTGTGTGTATTACTCGCAGGCTGACAAGACAAAGGAGCCGGAAGCGTCTGTCGTCGTTGGGACAAATGGGATGGGTGTTCTCTACCTGACCTGTTTCCCTCGTGGCGGAGGCATTTCGTCACTCCACAGGAACGTCCATCATGTTGATTCGCAAATCCTGAAGGAAAAGACGGGGATGGCGACCAACTACGGAGGCTGGGACACCATTGAGAACGCTGCTGGCAGACGCAAGGTTGTCATGGAGAAGGCGCGGGATCGTGCGTCCGAGCTGAGAAAGGTGGACAAGGATAAGCGTGACAAGGACGAGGCGCTTGCCAAGGAGCTTCGTCTTGAGGAGCGGGTGTGGACTCTCTATGACAAGGGTCTGACTCACGCCGAGATTACTAGCGACATGGGTTCTGGATGGACTGTTGCTAAAGTCCGTGCAGTCCTAGACAAACCAGTTGAGGCCAGAATCTGATGCTGCCAGAAGGTAGGACCGAAGACTACCTGCGGCCACTCGTTACTGGATGGCTCGGCAAGATCGAGCTGGGCATCCAGCACAAGAGTTGGTTCCAGGATATCTCTGACCAGTGCATGGCGTTCTTCAGCGCGTCCAGCGGGTTCATGTGGGACCCGAAGTTCAAGAACAAGTACCTGAAGACGAACACCAGCCCACGCTTCCGGATGACGATGTCCAAGGCGTTTGAGCTGGTGGCACTGTTTGGTCCTGTCCTGTACTGGCGCAACCCCCAGAGGACCGTCAGGCCGAGGAAGAAGATTCTTCTGCGTCCGGAGCTGTTTGGCCCGGATGATATGGAGGAGACACAGCAGCAGCAGCAGCAGTTGCAGCAGCAGATGCAGCAGGCTCAGCAGCAGATGCAGCAGATGCAACAGCAGCAGCAGCAGCAGATGCAGGAGCAGCAACAGGACCCCATGGCGGCCCAGCAGCAGCAGATGCAGCAGCAGCAGCAGATGCAGCAGGCCCAGCAGCAGTTGCAGCAGCTCCAGCAGCAGATGCAGGAGATTGAGCCGAAAGTCCAGGAGGTACAGGAGGCACAGAACCTCTACAACGAAGCGATGATGGACCAGAAGGCTACGAGCATCAAGGACGAGGCTCGTGCCAACCTCGTGGAGTCATACCTGAACTACACACCGGGTGAGCAGCCGGGTGGCGGGCTGGCCTACCACGCGGAAATGGCGATTACCGAAGCCTTGGTAAAGGGTAGGGGATGTCTGTGGGTGGAACCCTACCAGATGCCCGGATCTGATCAGACACTGACCGGGTCGTTCTACGACAAGGTTGAGAACCTGATTATTGATCCTGACGCCGAGAGCATTCATGACGCCAAGTGGATAGCCCGCAAGCACGTCCATCCGGTATGGCAAGTGGAGAGGGATTTCGGACTGAAGAAGGGGACCCTGTCCGGGTCCATGGAGAGTGCCGAGTCACAGGGCGAGTCGCTCGGTAGCGACACGAGCAGCATGCACCGCAAGCAGGGCAAGACGTTTGACCTAGTGGTGTACTACAAGATATGGAGCAAGGGTGGTGTCGGGGCACGGATGACAGATGTCAAGACCCCGCTGAAGGATGCGTTTGACAAGGTCGTGGGAGATTATGCCTACATCGTGGTCAGTCCAGACGTCCCGTTCCCGCTCAACGCTCCCATGGACTCAAGCGTCCTTGAGGAGCCAGGACCTACGGTCAAGAGTGCCAAGGATGAAGAAGTTGCCGAGATGTTCTCGTGGCCGACTCCGTACTGGCGTGATGCCCGCTGGCCGGTAGCCATACTGGACTTCTACCCGCGTCCCGGCAGCGCGTGGCCAATCGCACCAATCGCCCCAGGACTGGGCGAACTGGTGTTCATGAACGTGATCATATCCCACCTGGCAAACAGGATTTGGAGCAGCAGCCGGGACTTCATTGCTGTCCTCAAGTCGGCAGAGAAGGAAGTCGAGAGGGTCCTCAAGAGCGGCGAAGATCAGGCTATCATCCCGCTGAACGAGGTGCATAGCGATATCAACCAAGTGGTGCAGTTCCTCCAGCAGCCGCAGACGAACTACGATGTCTGGAAAATCCTTGATCACGTCATGCAACTGTTCGAGCGTCGGACAGGCCTGACGGAGCTGATGTCAGGGATTACGGCAACGCAATCCCGTAGCGCCGAGGATGTTGCGACAAAGCGGGAGCAGATGAACATTCGGCCAGACCACATGGCCTCCAAGGTGGAGAAGTGGCAGGCCGAGGTGGCACAGATGGAAAAGATGTGCTGCCGGTTCTTCATCAAGGGGAAGGATGTAGAGCCTCTGATCGGCAAGGCTGGCTCCATGCTTTGGGAGCAGCTCGTTTCCAAGCAGGACCCGGAGCTGGTGGTGAGGCAGATCGACGCCACGGTGGAAGCTGGAAGTGCCAGAAAGCCCAACCGCGCACTGGACACGACCAATATCAACACAGTGATGCCTGCACTGTTCCCGGAGCTTTCCAAGCACGCGGACGCCACGACCGACACCAACCCTATCAATGCCCTGATCCAGATGTGGGGCCGGGCCATCGACATGGATGTCACCAAGTTGCAGCTTGACAAGCGTCTGCCGCTGCAATTCCAGCCTGAATTCCAGAAACAGCAGGCCCAGCAACAGCAGCAGGGCCAGCAGCAACAGCAGGAAGCACAGCAGCAGGAGAAGCAGCAGGAGCAGCAGATGGAAATGCAGAAGATGCAGATGTCCGCCCAGGAATCGCAGCAGAAGGTTCAGACCGAAGCGATGAAGCAGCAGGGCATGCAGGTCAAGACCCAGGCTGAAATGATGAAGATGCAGCAGCAACAGCAGATGGCTGCCATGGAAGCCCAACTCAAGCAGCAGTTGATGCAGCTTGAGATGATGAAGGCGCAGACAGATATGCAACTGGGTGCTGCTCAGGGCGAGCAGAGCATGCAGTTGGATGCCGCCAAGACGCAGCAGGCCATGCAGGCAGCAGCCATGGGCCAGCAGGTGGACCAGGCACAGGCTGTGCAGGACGCCCAGCAGGGACAGCAGGAATTCATGGCTGGCAGGGCCAAGCAGCTACAGGACATCATGTTCAGCCAGACATCGCACCAGCAGAACCTTGGGCAGAAGGCTGACGTCCACCAGACGGAGCAGAAAATCCGTAAGCGTGAGGCTGCCCAGAAGCTCCTGATAAAGCAGGCTGAGCAGCGAGAACGCTCCCGTCTCAAGCAGGCTGCGGCCAAGACAAATGGCAAGGACAAGAAGGATGAGGGCGAGAAATAGTGATCTTTCCCATAGATGGGCGAGAGAGTATAGTCTAACAGCAACTGTCAGGTACACACGGAGGTCCCGATGACTACTACACTTAGCTCAAAGGCGCTCAACCAGTTGGCGGTTGCGGTGGCAGATAACACGACGAACGACGAGGTTCGTGACCTTCTTGATGGAAGCAAGGTCGCCCATCGTCCCATCATCACGGTCACAGACGCCACCAAGACGCTGACTGCCGCCCAGAGCGGTTCTCTCGTCGTTCTCGACAAGAATGACGGCATAGTTGTGACGTTGCCCGAGGCCAACGCAGACAACGTGGGCTGGTACTGCGACTTTCTCATCAAGACAACAGCAGCGTCAGCAGGGTTCAGCATCGACGGCAGTCGTTCAGCCGATCTCTACTACGGACACGTCTTCATCTCGCAGGACAACACCGGCACGGCAGGAGTCAAGGCGATTCAGCTACCAAACCAGTCCAGCCACTACAAGCTGGCTATTACTGGTGCCACCAAGGGGTGGGTTCAGGGTGGATATGTCCGGGTCGAGATCGCCGCCGCAAACATGCTGGTGGCTTCTGGAACCCTTGCTGGTGTTGGAACTTCGGCCTCGCCGTTCGCATAGTAGTAAAACTTGAAACAGGGCTAGGCATGGCATACCAGACAGTTAGCAGCAACGAAGGAATCCAGTCGGATTACGAGTGGCTGCGAGATAAAGGCAACGGCCATCGGATGGCTGAGATGATGGCGTTCCGTGAGGGTCCCCGGTCCCTGACGGACAGGGAATTCTTCGAGGGGCAGGGGACTCTTGCCAAGCAGTTCGAGGGAGACGAGCGAGCACTGGATACTCTCGTTGCGAACGCTCGGGCCAAGGGGTTTACTCCGAATTACAACGACGTGTACATCGGAGGGCTGGCGAAGTTTCCCGGAGACCCGGAGGCTTTCATTTCTGGCAGCGGAGGACGGGGACAGATCCAGGACCTCTGTGAACGTAGGGGCTGGGAGTGCTCAGGCTCTGTGAACGTGAAGCATCGTCAGCCAGAGACGGACCCACGGGAAGACCGGGAGAAGCTAGGCAAGGACCTGACACAGAGGAAGATGCAGCAGGCGATCAGGAATGATCCTGATAAGGCTCGCATGAACATGAGGGACCTGAAGGACGAGGTCACGGACAAGCATGGTGGGAAATAATGTATCAGCCCCGCCTGTCACCACAGATGCCATCGAACCTGTCAGCGGTGGTTCACGGCGGTGAGTTTGCCGGAAACCATCCGGGGGTTCGTCCGCCGGGTCTACAGCAGCAGCCGCTCCAGTCTGTGCCAGCGGGTGTGAATGCCAGGAGCCTGATGCAGACGGAGATGATGAACCAACTGTTTCGGCAGTTGAGACAGCAGTCCATGTCCGACAGGTTCCAACGAGATTTCAGGCAGTTCAACAGGCCACCACAGGGTCAGTTTCCCGGACAGATAAAGAACATTCGGAGGAGATACTGATGCCAGTAGGCTTGAGGGACTTGTCACGTCAGGACGTCAAGTTCGCAAAGATCGTCGCAGGAGGATCAGCGACCACGTCACTTGTTGCAGCAGTGACAGGCAAGAAGATTTGCGTGGTGTCGTACTATGCCTCCTCGTCTGGAAACACTACATGGGTGTTGAAGAGCTTTGACGGTGCTTCCACATACACCGATCTGACCGGGACGATGACAGTCAAGGGTTCTGCCAGCAGTGGGTTGTCGTGTGGCTGGAACCCAGATGGGCATTTAGAGAGCCTGTCCGGCGAGGCCCTGGTTGTCACCTGTGGCAGCAATGCTGTAGGCGGCCATTTGAGTTACTTCTTGCACTGATAACATGACGACACAGGTAATCTGGACATTCTCTGACGTCATCGACCACTTGCTCGACCACATGGGCGGGACGAGCGAGGGGCGGAACGTCCGTATGTCCAAGCGATCCATCCTGTCCGCCTACCGGAACCTCTCGACTGCTACCAACTGGTCGTACTACTACAAGCGTGGTCGCGTGACGACCGTGGCGTCCTATGCCACCGGGACCGTGACATACGACCATGCCGGGGGCAGCAACAATCGTGAGGTGACGCTGGCATCCGGAACATTCCCGTCGTGGGCCGCCAGAGGAATCATCCGGATCAACAATATCGACTACGCAGTGTCCAAGCGTATCAGTGACACGGCGGTAGTGTTGGGTATCAATAACAATCCCGGCGAGGACGTCACGACAGCCTCGTCGTACACCCTCGCCAGGGACTCGTACACGCTGCCTCTGGACTTCCAGTCAGCCAACCAGCTCAGGAACGCTGACAAGAATTGGCAGTGGCCCACATACGTTGCTCCCGGCGAGTGGCTGGCACACCACGAGAGCAAGGAAGCCGCCAATGATCCGAGGATTTACACCTACATGGCTGACCCGGATTACCTCGGGGCCATGGCGGTGTTCTTCTACCCGCCCCCGTCCAGTGCCAACAGCTTCGACTTCGTGTACCAGCGGACTCCGCACCCCGTCCGGATCACGGACTACAAGGCTGGCACGCTGACCGGCACGGCTGGGGTGGCGACTCTCACGGGCAAAGGCACAACGTGGACCCAGAGCATGCTTGGCTCCATCGTCAGAATGGGAACCCTTGAAGACTACCCGGACGGCATCGACGGATTGAATCCCTATCAGGAGGAGAGGGTCGTCACAGCGGTCAACAGCGCGACGTCCATCACGGTAGACCAGGTACTGGACAACGGACACACTAATATAAAATACAGGATCTCTGACCCCCTGGACATTGAGCAGGGTGCGATGTTCGAGGCGTTCCTGGCACTTGCCGAGGCACGGCTGTCGATCCTGACCAAGTCGGATGATGTGGGTATGAAACAGGGCATCTACGCCGGAGCGTTACGGTTGGCGATGCAGGCTGACAACAGGGACTTCAGTGGACAGGACGGCTCGGCAAACTATTCCGTCCACCACCTGCGGGACTTCGCGACAGTTACACCGAATTAGTAGGAGACAATTCGATGGGTAGACGATACACAGGTAACGGAACCGCAGCGAGTGGTGCCAACAAGACCTGCCTCAACTTGATCTCGGCAGCGACGATTCGTCCGCGCTCTACGATCTTGTCATCGGCAGCGTTGCTACACCGGCTGACGCTGCTGTCAAGTGGCACGTCGCGAGGACCACGGCTGTTGGAACCGAGGGCAGCGGGTTCACCCCGATTGCTCTCGACCCTGGTGACCCGGCGTCCTTGGCGGACTACGCGGTGGCTCACTCCAGCGAGCCGACCTACACGTCGAACGCTGTGCTGCTCCAGATTTCTATGAACCAGCGTAACACCTTCCGCTGGGTTGCCGCTCCTGGTGGCGAGATGGTAGCTCCGGCCACGGCAAGCAATGGCCTGGGTTGCAAGACTGTGTCCGTCAGCACGGGGACCACAGCCTATGAAGTGGTGATGTTCCATGAGGAGTAAGGATGTCCGACAAGAAGTGGACAGCACTCCGACCAAAGGGAACGTCAATACTGTCGGGTCCTGACGGGGTGATCGAGGCCGACACACTACAGTGTGTTCACTGTGGATGTCACTGGCAGGTACAGCCCGGCAGCGGAAAGCTGCGAGGGTTCTGCTCGCGTTGTAACGGCCCAGTCTGCGGACCACAGTGTTCTGAGTGTGTGCCCATGGAACGGCAGCTTGAGATCATGGAAGGTTCCAGTAACGGGACCGAGGTATCTACGTCAGTGATCTGGACACCTGGAAGTTAGTCATGCCGCTGACAGACAGTCTAATGTCGCACTGGAGCCTCGACGAGACGGGGGGCACCCGTCTGGACTCCACGGCTAACAACCACGACCTGGCAGACAACAACACGGTTCTCTATGAATCCGGGAAGGTCGGTAGGTCGGCCCTGTTTGATGCGTCAGCCAGTGAATCCCTATCGGTTACAAACCATTCAGACCTGCAACTGAACGGAACGTCTTACACGATCATGTGGAGAGCGCGCGTAGCGGACCTGGCGTCAGCGTGCCTGGTCGCCAAGAGAAGCGGAACGGGGACTCTACACGAGGCAGGAAACGAATACACGGTTTCCTTCATACAATCGTCATCAGGAGGGTACTGGCGATTATCAGCCGGAACTGACACCCAGCGTAGCGTAGGGTCACCTCTTGGTTTTATTGACTACTCTACAACAGATGGACAGTTTGATAGCGGAGCGGATGGCGGTTATATATTTACAGGACATGGTCCGTCTCAAGAATACTATTTTGGGTGTGCGGTATACGACAGCTCCATTCCGAACCCAAATCCCGATGGCTCAGAAGCCAATATCATGATGTATTCAGAGTGGGAGCCAGGTCCGGGGATGCAGTCACATTATGCGCACGGGACTGCGGCGAGTGGGGCTTGGTCTCCAGGGAGACGACTCAATTCTCTAAATACTAGGTTGGAATCTGCGCCTGGCGCTGGGTCCAATGCACTGAGATTCGGTACATCCACCGGGGCTGCCAACTTCCTTGAGGGCGGCCTGGACGAGGTGGCGATCTGGAAGCGGGCCTTGACGATGGGCGAGGTCGAGCAGCTATGGAATTTTGGGTTCGGTATACAGTACCCGTGGGTGGAAGCTAATGGATCAGACCTGGACTGGAAATCAACCGGCTCATTGGAAACCTTGCACCGCAGACACCTCACCCCGGAGCGTACCAACCCGGTCTTCGTGCAATACGATTACTCGTGGTCCGGATTCCTCAACGACAAGTTTCTGGATGTGCCGGACGTCACCGACTGGGCTTCACCTCCCGAGGTCCCAGTGTTGCCACTGGAACACAGGCGAGCACCATACCGCTTCTACAGTCAGGAAGACAGGAACATATATCCTGACGTGAGTGATTGGTGGTTGCAGGCGTCTGAGCCTGTCATGCCTCGCAAGGGTGCTGGAGAGAAAGCGTACTGGGCTTATGGAATGGACAGGGACTCTGCCAGCGGCGACCCATCTGTGCCTACGACTAATCCCTCTGTCGCCAGCCCATCGGCTGTCACTGGAGGCGGAGATGATACTGTTGTTCCTCCGACAGCAGAGCCGTCCATCGACGGAAAGGGTGGTCTTTACATACCAGAGAGGGCGGACCAGGAAGACACCCTCAGGCCCCGAGTGGATGATCCGGAATAATGGCAGCCGCACCAACAACAAGTATCGTTATCAAGGACTTTCCGGGCCTCAAGAGAGAGACGGATGTCAGGGATCTGCCCCCCGGTGCATCAGACAAGCAGATCAATGCCGTGTGCGAGGACGTGGGCGTTCTACAGTCCCGCACCGGGTACGCGGTTGTGAAATTCGAGGGTGAGTAATGGACGATATTGGATTCATAGGCTTCATTGATCTGGACGACACGCTGCCTGTGGCGATCCAGTGCCGCAACTCGTCAGGTGTAGTGACAGCACCGTCCTCCGCACCGACCTACACGGTGTACCCGCCGGGGTTCTCGGTATACATCGCCACGGGGTCACTGGATGCCAGCGACAAGGACTCGAAGGTAGGGTTCCGGACGGGCAGCATCGCGACAACGTCGTCAACGGGGTATGAGACCAACAAGCTCTACACTGTGATCTACGAATACACGGCTGACAGCCAAAACAGGGCGGCAATTGGCACGTTCATGGTGACCTGATGTCGATGAGTGACTTCTGGAAGGACTTCGGCCTCGGGCTGATGAACCTGTTTGACCTGCCGGGGTCAATGG